TTGGCGTTTTGCTCTTGTCGTTGCCGCATACTCCGCAGATGATAGACTCTTGATAGCTTTCTCTGGTAAATACCGTTCCCCAGTCACCGAAGACTTCTTTCCAGACTTCGTTCTCCATTTTTGCTTTCCCCATGCTTTTAAACTCCTTTGCCTTTTTGCAAGTGCCATTATGCTTTTCTCCTTTTTCTTATAGCTTCTTTACCTTTTTTAAATATAGATGCTACCTGTGATTTACCCATTACTTTTGCACGTTGCTCACCTACAGTTAGTATTTGTATTTTTCTTGCAAATGGTTTAGATATCTTCTTAACTTTTGCAACAGTCTTACGAGCATCAGCAGGAGTTGCAAACTTAATTCCAACAGTATCTTTAGGATTCTCATCTGTGTAAAGTCTCCTACCTGATCCTTTAGGTTTTTTACCCGTACCTACTTTAGGATCTCTTTTTTTTGCCATAAGATTTCATTTCTTTAATATGCTTTTCAATAACTTTACTTTGTTTTTTATGTAAAGCAGATGCTTTCTTTAATGCTTTAGCAACTTTTTTAATTTTCTTAACCATGTTTATACTTTTCTCTCCAATAGTTTTTTCTTTCAAGTAATCTAATTTTATATTCTAAATTAGTAATACCTAATATTTTTTTAATAAAAGTTATCATTACTTATAACCACCACCTGCTGCTTTATATTTTTTTGCCAGCATTTGTGCTTTTCTAGCTGACCATTGTCCAGGTTTTCCACCCTTAGAACTAGCCATTATAGAGTTAAACATTCTCTTTCTCATGCCAGGTTTTGTATAGTTGCCTGCTTTATTTACTGTGCTTTTTTTCTTCGCCATCTTTTATCTCCTTATATTCATAGTCATAACTTCCTTCTTGATCTTCATCAGTAATCCACTTAGAAGTATCTTCGACAGACCAT